GTAGGCGTGGTGGCTAAAAAAACACGCATAGGCTTCGCTGCCTTTCGGCGGTTGCAATCGGCACAACAGGCTACCAAATTCTCCATATTGATTGCGTTGTGTAATGAGTCATCGGTAGCCAAAGGCACGATGTGATCCACCTGATTGGCTTCACCCTGGCAGTAGAAGCAAGTGTAGTTGTCTCGCCTTAATACCAATAGCCTTGCTTTTTTGTAGGCTGTCTTGCCTCGATGGTTGCCTGCTTTGGTACTCATTAGTAATGGCCTTTACGCTTATGTGTATTCAGGGCCTTGCATGTATCGCCTTGATAACGGTGATCGATATATTTTAACCCTAAATCTATCTGTTTAAATGGGTTTGTCTCTTTCATCTTTAACAGTTGAGGTATACCAAATGCAGTGCTTTTAGGGTTGCGTGCTGTTGGCCGCCAGTTGCTTTCATTACGCCACAATATAACCAAGCATCTGTACTGCTTATCATCTAGTACTTTCATGTGTGCATATAACTTATATAATTCAGTATCGTTTGAATATGCAGGTATTGTAGAAGCCGCTGTGAAAACAGTAAGCGCCCCCAATAGCGTAGTGAGTCGCAGGCGAGCCATCCGCAGTTGCGGCTCGCGAGCGCGACCAAAGCGTAGCACCCGAGTCAAATATCGCGCCATAGGTTGTTCACACATCTTTATCCACAGGCATGTGTATAGACATAACCCCGAGTACCCCACAGCCCATGCACTCCAGCACATGTACATCGGGCGGCAGGTTGTCGGTAACGGTTACTATTTTGTGGTTTTGTATTTTCTTGCATACTCGGCAATTAGTCGATGCTGTTGCCATGTGTGCTACTCCTTAGATCGCTAATAGGGAATAAGTCGCGCTGAGTAACCCAGTAATTATCTTGGCCTTTATGGTGAAAACAACCCTGCCTAGCCATGCTTACAGGTATCCAACCTGCTATGTAATACGCTGGGCTGCGACCAGTAACCAATATGGCCACATCTTGCTGCCTATCGGTCTTGTTAATTATCAGGCTGCCGTTGTCGTACTTAGTCCATTTGACTTCAAGCCTGCTACCTATATCTGCTTCATTTTTAAAGGTGTTAAGCGTAGGTTTAAAGTTGCGTAACCCAAAGAATTGAGCCACAGCCATCTCCGCACCTACAGCCTCAGCGTTTTCACCTATGAATTCATGTAGGCTAATGCCTTTGTTAAACCTGCCTGGATGATCGGGGCGGCCTTTAAGTGCGTAGACCCGGGCAAACCCCACTTGATGTGCCTCAATCTCTTGCGCGTAATCAAGCACCACGCGGTTCATTGTTGGCAGGCCAAGCAAATCCATAAGGTGTCGTAAACATCTTGGCCATGTAGTTTGGGTGCAAAATGCTGGCCTTTGTCGCACCACTCGATCGCAGGCGGCACAACTTCATCGCGTAATTCTGTGCCGTCTTTCTCAACGCGTAGGCGTTTGCCCGTGTTTAGGTTAATTATCTCAAATTCACCCATTTGGCTTCACCTCGCTAATGATTTTGTTTAGCCGCTGATGTATACGCAACAGGCATTTATCTTTATCCTGTGATTGCTTCAGGATGGCATTGGTAGTCATGCGGATGGCGCTAAATTCCAACGATGTTTTATCATCCTCATGTGCCTGCTTTAAAACCATTTCAATCATTGATACAGCAAAATCCAACTGCCTAATGCTGTTCATAAATTTCTGATCCTCTTTACTCATGTTTTGACTCCAATTTTGGATAAGGCTCTTGTTTCCATATAGGTTGCAATTTTTTATCAATCAAATAAAGGTATCTGTGTTTACGAGATCGCGGCTGCCATTGGCCATCTTTACCCTTGCTTTTGCCCCTAGACAATTTACTGCCATCAGCAAAGTAAAAATCGCTTTTTTGTGATGAAAGGCCGTAATAACCAAAATTGCAGGCCTGATAAATAGCGCCGTTGTGTCTTGATGAGTCGGCATAACTAATTACGGCGCGTATTCCGCGTTGTTTTAACAACCGCAAACTGCGGCCAACGAGAAAAGACCCATAATTTTTGCCATTAAGTGTAGGTTCTAATACTAAACGGCTCATTTCCAGCAATTCGGGGTAGTTGCCTCTTGGCAATCCAAAAGCGCTGGTTGCTGAATTAGGCACGCTCAAAGGTGAATAAACCACTGCACCTATTACCTGAATATCCTCAACTAAACCAAAACAATGCTGCCCTAAAAAGCGTTTAGGCCCAAGATAATGAAAAGCGTTTACCAATTCATAAGCATGGTTGTAACTAATTGGCTCAACTTTTAACATCATTTGACCCACTCCGCAGGGCATTGTGGCTTTGTAGGAGAAGCACAAACCCATCCCTTATAGGCGTTGCCAGTTTTGGTGCTTACGCCTTCTTTCCAAATGCGCCGACCATGTGAGCATGTGGGTACAGTTTCGGTTATTTCGCCACCTAACTGCGATTTAAGCACCTCAACGGCTGAACCGATAGATATGGCGCTGCCTTCGCTAGCAGGCACGGTTGCCCAAACATCGACTATTGGCGCATTTTCCACCTGATCCATGTTTTGCTTGGTAGCCCTAGCCTCAACTGGCATAAGCAGGCTGATGGCTCGGCCAATGGCACTGGTAACAGTATCCTCAACCATCCAGCGCTTCATGTTTTCGCGGTAAAAGTCTTGACGGCCAAAAGCGTAATCTACAGCCGCAGGCACTAAATCCTCATGTTCTCGATAAACGCGAGCGCGTACCAGGATGTAACCCTTTACTAGATCACACTCCACAATGTCGGTTTCAATACGGCCAACAGGGTGTGCTGCTCTGAACCGCTTAATGCGAGCGTTTACATCCTCATATTCATCAAAGTTAATCATTTGGACACACGGCGATCTGCACCAATGCGCATACCTGCAGCGCGCCCACGCAAATAACCATCCTTACGGCCTGCCGTTACTCCCATTGAGTAAAAGACAACCGCTATACCTAGCGTGTACAACATAGCCCACGCAAACAACATTTCCATATCCATTTTAGCCCCTTAGTTTAGTTTTATCCTGGCCTTCCAACCATTACTAAAAGGGTAAAGCGCAGCACCGACATAAAGCAAGGTTAGACACGCCAAAGTCTAAGGTTTTATTTCTTCATCCTGTTGTTTAGGCTTAGATTTAAGGCCGTTACTAGCGAGTACGCCACCTAAACTGCCTGTTAAAAATATCGTTAGCGTGGTAAGTAAATCTATAAACGCCCGATCATTAGGCGCTTGGTTGCCAATAGGTTGAGTTACAAAGATAAGGGCATAAAGCATGCCCAATACGCTAAAAGCAAATACCAATGCCAGGGTACAACCAATAAACACAATTAGCCTGGCATGTAACTGCTCAGGTGTTAGGCGCTTCATATATTTCTTTTGGGAGTAAATCCCGGGTGCATGTACCCACCACTTCACAGGCAGGCGGCTGGCACTCAGCGTTTGCCCAGTTTTCGTACTCTTGGCACTCATATCTCACCCATCCTTGATAGCCGCACCCTGATAGGAGCAGCGAAAGGATTACCGCCCCTATCAGTTTGTGCATTACTTACGGCCTATGCCAAACTCTTTCGCTTTTGGGTCGATGGCTTTTAGTGCAGGCCCTATTGCGGCTGCAATAAAAGCATTGGCTAGTGTGCGTGGATCAGTTACACCTGCCATGTAAAGCGCAGCCACGGCTGCTACCGCTGCTCGGCCATAACTTAGTGCTATTGCTTTAATTTGCTCCTGCATTTTTGTCTCCGTCTAGCCCTAATTTTTTGGTTAGTTTTCTTGCTTGCTCTTGATTAATGGATACCTCAAAGTGCATCTCATCCTTACGGTTGCGGTAATCGCCGCCCCATGTAAGACCATATTTTTTAGCCAGGGCGCGGATCATTGGCACTTTTTCCGCTGGAAATGTACCGATCTTGCCTAGCGCGTGCTGTGTGGCATTTAAGTCAATGGCTGTACCGCTACTGTGGCACGATAGTTTGTCTGTTGTACCGCGTACCATGCGAAAAGCATAAGCCCAATCATCTAATTTACCTTCATCGATCGGTTCAATAAGCGCGTGGAATTCTGCAGCAAATGCAGCCAGTAGTGGCCCGGCATCCTTAGCGCACCTGATCTTGATAGCCGTGCCTTTAATTGGAAATGGCTTTACGCCTATTTCGGCCTGATCTTTACTAGCAGGCCAACCGTTGTAACTAGTTAGCACTGTATAACTCCCTAGCGTTTAAATCACACCTTTGGCAATTCCATTTAAATAAATGGTTTAAAAATAATTCTGTGTGGCCACACTCAGGGCGCGGTGGTATAAAAGCATCTGCATCTGCATCATAGGTGTAACCAACGCCTGCAAAGTTGTAACGAATAATGGCGTTGTAACTGGTTTTGATCCAAGTACCGCCAAAATTATCTACTAACCATTGATAACCTTCATCCCCATTGGGATCATTGTTATCTGCAACTAAAACGCGAATTACTTTTTTATTGTTATCTATTTCTGCAAAATGACTCATGCTAAGTACCTCACAATTACAATGCCTGACCCACCGGCAGCCCCAGTTCCAGCACCACCGCCGCCGCCACCTGTGTTGGCTGTTCCAGCAACCGCGCTTTGGTTTGGATCGGATTGTCCACCTTGACCACCGCCGCCTAAACCGCCTGCTTGTCTTGTTCCATTGTAAACACCGCCGCCACCACCACCTGCGTAGTAACCACTATCACCTGATGATGTTGCTGATGCCCAAGCAGAATAAGTATTTGTGCCAATACCACCTGCAGTTGGCCCAGTTGTTGAGTCTCCACCTGCTGCACCTGCACCGCCGCCGCCCATACCGTTGCCGCCTGTGCCTGTGCCAGTTTTATTTCCACCGCGAGCGCCTTGGCCAGAAGTTGGAGAACCACCATTAAAAGTTAATCCAAAGGTTGATGATGTTGCTCCACCACCTGAACCGCCAGAAGCGCCGTTGGCTGGAGTTGTCGATCCGCTATCTACATAGCCGCCGCCACCACCACCGCCAACGCAAGTAGTTAAAGCACCAAATTTTGAGTCCGAGCCATTACCACCGCGCGTTGAAAACGCTGTACCTGCTCCAGTACCACCACCGCCAACAGTTACGGTGTAACCAGTAGTTGTTAAACTTTGAGATGTAAAAGCGAGAAACCCACCTGCACCGCCACCACCGCCTACAAAACCGCCGCCACCACCGCCACCTGCAGCCACGATCATGTCGCAAGTTAAATTTTCCAAAGGTGTAAAAGTGCCTGATGCAGTAAATTTGTGATACCAATAAATACCACTGAGGTAGGTAGTTCCCCCAGTTGCTTTAGGTGTTTGCGGTGGTAAATCGCTCACAGTTCCCACAATTAAATTAGGGATCATTAAGCAACAGCCCCTACGACATACCAAGTATCAGTGCCAGTTTTAATACATGCCGCTGATTTGTATTGCGCCAATGTTGGAGATGCTGCAGTAGCCCCGGCGCTTAGCACTGTAGTAGTGCCAGGTGTTACGGCTGAAATTGTGCAAACTCCAACCCCGATATTAAGCACTGTTAGCACTGTGCCAATAGGAAAAGCAGTTGTAGCGTTAGTAGGCAGTTTAAAAGCAATAGCGGTTGCCTTATTCATTAAAAATATCTCTTGGTAGTTATCGTTAGTAGTCGCTGTGTAGTCACCTGTCTGCGTTACTACATCGAACTGCACTAGCGAATTCATCGTGGATGAGGTCAGCACATCCCCGGTTACGGTTGGAAAGCCTGATATTGCCATTTCTATCTCCTTAGTAAGAAAGCGTGTTAGTACCTAAAACGCCATATTGTGTGCTGTTCAATATAAACGAGTCTAAAATAGGTTCTAGCGTAGTAAATTGTACGCGCCACCTATTCGGGTTGATGCTCATAGCCACACCAAAGATTTGCAGGGTTTTGACTAGGCTAGTTGAGCCTGGCTGAGTAGTCTGTACTGTGATTGGGTCAAAAAAATCTAAATCTAGGGCTGCAACTATGCCTGCATCGTAATCAGGCGTATAAAGGTCTAGCACAATGGCATCGCACCGCACGCTAGTTTCAGCGCGGCTTGCCACATAAGCCCGGGCATAATCCAAAGCCACGGCATCGGTCTGCATTAGCAGGTCTGATTGGGTGTAACTATGCAAAAAATATTTATCAATCGATGCCTGATTTGTAGCCACCTGAGTACTGCCGCCGCTGCGTGTGATGTTGGCCTGGTTGTAAATAAGCACATCGTTTAGCACCCAGGCTGCATCAAAGTAAAGCAGGCCAGGTGAGCCATCATCGGTGAAAACTGTAGGCGTGGCGGCCACGCTCGATGAAGTAAGCGCACGATCCTGAAATACAAATGAGCCTGTGGCATCTACATAAAAAGCGCCGTACTCGCTGGTCGAAATCGTTTGGCATGCCTGTAGTGCCGTGCGCGCTGTGCCTGGATCAGCCTGCATAGTTGTCTGCCCGGCATCAATATCGCGCATACTTGCAGGCCAAGATATAGCATCCAAAATATCATTAATCCGCGCACCGCTTAATTGGCCAGCGGATGTATCTGGCACGGTAGTTATTTGTGCATTTTGCGCCAATCTAAAAGCATCTACCGCTGTAATGGTTGTGTAGGTAACATTATCGTTTGACTCCTGCGGTGTAATGGTTTGATAGCCAGTAATAAAACCGCTGAAAATAGGATAGGTAACACCGTTGTATGTGGCAGTAATTTGTAGTTTACGCATAGGATTAAGCAGCCCTGCGTAAGGCCCTGTTAAATTTTGTGGGTTAAAGTCTCCGTTTTGATCCACAATCCGCATGGTGCAAGTACCAGTTTGGAATTGGTCGGCCTCAGCATTACGGCCGCGGCGCGTAGTAACCCCATCAACCTGGCTAGATACATCGACAATTAGCGCAGCGTTATCTGCCAAAATGTTTGTGCCAATGATGCCCTGGCCAATAATCATGGCCTGCGCAAAAGCAGGGCCAGTACCAAAGTTAATAAAAGCGTTAAGCGTAGGTACTGCCATTAAAGCGCCCCTGCATAGGATAAGTTATCACCCATGCGGTTTAACTTTTGAATTACGCGCTGCATAGTTTCCGTTAGCGCATCCTCGCTACCAAGCGGTGTGTTAATTGTTATGTTATTTACTCCACCGATTGATGAACCTGGCACTGCGGTACGCAATCCGCTAATTGTGTTTAAGTATTCGGCCAATGTTCGCTCGCTGCTTTGGGCTATTGTCTCAGCGATTGTTGCGGCTTCATCGGCAAACGCGGCTGCTAGGTCTGCCTCGATTGCTACCGCCTGCGCTAATACCGGGTTAGCCATGCCTGTATTTGGGTCGATTGCACTGGCTTGAAAATTCTGAATAGGAGCGCCACCAAGCGTAATAGTCTTTACTCCCATAGCGGCTAAGCGTGCGGCATCAGCCAAGTTATTTAAGGATATGGCTGCAAAGTATTCTGCCTGCATCTTAACTGCATTGGCTTTATCCAACTCAGCCATGCGCTTGGCTGCGCTGTTGGCATCCTCATCCATAATTGTAAGCAGGCTACGGATGCGTGCTTTTTCTGCTTCATCTTTTGAGTTGGCTAGGGCTGTTTCCAGGTTTATACGGTCTACATCAAACTTCTTTTTAAGCGCATCTAATTCGGCTTGCTTCTTTTTGTCGGCTAATTCAGCCGCACTTAATTTTTGTTTTTCTTTTTCTGTTGTATTTTGTTTTTTAATTGTTGCAACAAGTTTGGCACGCTCTGCCTGCTCGGTTGTAAAGTACATCGATGTAGGGCTATATGGCGCATTTTTTATGCGCTCTTTTCTGCCAACGCTGGCTAGGTAGCCACTATTCATAAACGCGCTAAAACCTTTGGCTAGTAAACCACCAGTTTTTGTTTCGTTTTTAAACTTGCCAAATAATGAGGATACGCCAAGCAAGGCATCGGATGAACTTTGGGCAAACTTTTCCATTTCCTCTGTTGCTTTAGTAATGCCATCAGCATCGCCAAGCGCCGAGATGCTATCCAATATACCTTTGCCAATAATTTCTTTTACATTGGCAGATGAAACAGCAAGGGCATCCATTTGGCCTGCGTAAGTCTTTGTTGCCGCTAGGCCTTGCCCTTTAAATCTTGCGCTAAGCGCCGCTGTGATCTGCTCCATATCACCAGTTTTTAATATGGTTTTATCTAAACCTGCGCCAAGTCGGCTCAACGCTGTAGTTTGCCCTGAATAACCCTTTGCTAATGCGCCGCTAACGCTGGCCAAATCTTTTGTTGTGCCGCGCGATACATCTAAAGCAAGTTGCAGGCCTTTTTGCGCTGTTGTAACTGATCCAGTGGCATTAAGTAAAGTTTGAAATGCCGGGCGTAATTCATCATCCAGCACATTGTAGGTGTCTTGCATCCTGGCAATAAAGCCTTCAGTAGCAATACCAGCAAAACCATTACCTGTATTTTGTAAGGCTATGGATAAGGATTTGGCTGCCTTCTCATCGGCTGCAAATGCCTGTACGGCGGCCTTACCAAACTGAGTAATTTTGCGCACGGCAAACGCCGCTGCAAAAGACTTGGCCAACATATTGGTAGTCTTTTGGAATTGGGTAAGTTGGCGCTCACCTTTTTTAAGGGCTGTGCCGTTCCATTTGGCTACTGCACTAACTACTAGATTTGCCATTATGCGGCCATCCCATACGCGTTTGCTGTGTGTTTGGCATTGAATTGAGCCACTGCGATGTTAATAGCCAGGTTTACAGCGTGTGCTGCGCGCCCTTGATCCTCAGCCCATGCACGGTAGATAAGTCGGCCGCGCTGATCTGTGTTACCAAATCTAGGGTCGATCGTGCCACGGCTACCGTATAGCGGCCCAAGCGGTGCTAAAAATTGACGGCCTGCATTTGGGTTTAGGCTGTTCATATCTTTGGTTGTGCCGCTTGCTACTCGGTATTTACGCTCTGACTCCAATTTATGACGGCTTGCAACTATGCGAGATGCTGGCCTGCCGTTTGGATGTACGCGCCCCGATGTTTCAAAGATTGCACCACCAGGGGAATTGTTAGCAATAAAGTAAGCAACCTGCCAACGGCGTGTAAATTTTGCGCCTAAAATTTCGCCTTTATTGTTAGCGCCCTGCCTGTACACAATGCCAGCCTGGGTTTCGCTTTGATCGTATTTAGGGAAAAACCTATGGCCTCTTGCCGCGGTTGATGTATTGGCTGTAGTCCAGCCGCTAAGCATCTCGCTGTTGCCTGGCGCAAATGCTCGGGCTTTGTCGCGTATCGGCATCATAGCGCCGCGTATCTGTGTGTTCATCTGCTTGGCTAAATCAGGGTCGAATTTACGCATGGCTTTAAGCGTGCTTTGTACGCCTGTGATGTTTACTGGCACTTGCACGCTCCCTTGCTCGATCTCCTAGTACTTGCAGTACTGCTTTAAACATAACTTCATCCATAGCCAGGACTTGATCGGGGCTAATCTTTAACTCAACGGCTAGTGATGCCACCAAGTAAGTAAACGAGCCCCGATCTATCCTTTTGGGTTTTCATCCTCGATTACCTCAACTGAGATAAGCGAGTTTAAAAAATCATCCCCAAACGGCGGTATAACTTCTGTACGCATTAGCGCATTGTGAGCCAAGAAATATAAATCGCTATTTTTCTCATGCTCGCGCAACTGCTTATACAGGCCTTGACCACAGTATTTTTCAAACGCGACTTCAACCACCGGGGTAATACTTACAATAGTTTCCCCGGTAGCCCTTACGATTTTTAGCCGTGCCATTGTTTGCCCCTTAGTTAAATGAACCTGTTGTCGCGTATGCAACCGCAGATGTGCAGGTAAAAGTCATAGATGACCGTGCAAAATCCTCTGGCCCACCTGTACCTACAGGAGTCAAGTTATTGACCAAAATAGATACTGTGTATAGCGGATTTGTTGCACTAATTACTGTGGCTGATGCCGCACGCACTGGCACGATTAAAGCAGTTACGGATGTGCCGTAAGCCGCTTGCAAAGTTGCCTGTACTTTTGATGCAGCCCAATCGTTTAGGAAGTCCACCTGCAGTGTGCTGGCTTCCAAACCTTTTGAAAATTGATGAGATGCCGCCCCCATGCTGGTGGTTTCCACTTCGTCAAAGGTTTGAGTTAGCGTAATTGATGTTACATACTCGCTTAAATCAACTGTGGCAATTTTCAGGCCAACTTGATTATCTAAATAAATTGCCACGGATTATTCCTCATCCTTCTTTTTGGTCGGTGTTTCATTTGGGATTGGCAGACCAAGTTTTTTTAAAACCTCAATATCTGCCGGGGTTATCTGTTGATCTGCCATTTTTAACTCCATGTTGTTAGTACGGTTATTTGAAGGTCTGCCATAAGCAGGCTGCCACTATCTGCGTTTAGTACTGTAGGCGCAGATATTGTGGTAACGCTAAATTGGATCGCACTGTTTGCAAGTTTATTAAAAACTGCAATCATCGTATCCTCAATGCCAGCCAAGTTGCCCTGATTATCAAAGGCTGGCACGGTCATGGTTATGCGGAAATTGGCCATAGGTTGTATTGCTGCTTGGTTATAGCGACCATTTGCAGGCACTATGTAAGGATCGGCAGGCGATACGATAACTGAATTGGCCAAAACTGTTGTAGGTGGATATGCAAAGGTTTGCCATACGCCGTTATTTGCTAACGCGGCGGCGATGGTTGATCGCAGTGCTGTAATTGCTACGGCCATGTTTATCCAATCATCGATGCTGGAGACATGTAAGGCGCTAATAAGCCTCGAATTTTGCCGATCATGGTGTTGCCCATGCGGTAAGGGCTAGGATTAAAGTTATCTACACTTACGCCACCAGTTTGGCTAACCTGCCGGGCTTGAAAAATATCAACTGCCAAAATCATGGCGGCCTCGCGCACACTGGCTGTGTTTACATAAGTAGCGGTTTTTGTGTCTGCACCTTCGGCAGTGCCATAAGGCAGTACGCGCCTAAAATTTTGATTAGCAGCGGTTTTTGCATATTGGATAAAACTGTAACCCTGTGGATTTTGCCAATAACTTAATTGCAAATTAAACGCTGGCAAGATGTTTGCTGTGCCTGTGCTAAATGGAATTGTGCCTGTGATTGTGTAAGCACCGTTAAATGTTGAACCAGCCCCAGCAATCGTTACTGTTTCCCCAACTGTAAATATACCGGGGTTGGCCAACATAACAGTTGCAACATTTGATACTAGTGCCGTTCCCACAACTGGCGCTGAGTCAAACCAAAGGAAGGAGTTGATTTGATCCTGCGCCGCCTGGCAAACCTCATCAAGCGTTGCATCGGTGTACAAAGTGCCAATACCTAAATTAGCGCGCAGTTCTGCAACGGTTACATAGGTGGCTGCCATTTTGTACTCCTTTACTTGTTAAGGTCGGTGGGCCAAAGGGCTAATGACCCACCGACTTCTTAGGGGATTAGTTCAAGTTAAACTTGACGATACCGTTAGGCATTTTTGCAATAGTGGCCATGTAGCCATAAATTGCAACCTGTACCTGTAGGTTTGAAACGACATTTACAGACATGTAATTTGTCGCGCTGCGATATACGGTAAATGCTTCAGGTGCAAGGATTACCGCTGAGTCATCAATAGTTGTAGTGGCTGCAAAGTTCTTGTCCACATACAAATCCAAACCAAGCACATTACCGCGGATTGAACCAGGCTGTACTGCGCCGCCTGCGTTCATTGGCTGTGATGCTGAGTAAATTGGGCGGCCTGTACTATCTGTAGACCCCATGAGAAGTTGCCATTGTGATCCGTTGGCGATGTAGTTATTTGCAAAAAATCCTGTTGCTTCGTAAACCTTACGAGCAGCATCACTAGCAAATTCAATAACACCATCAGATGATGCATCGCAACCTGATGAGTACTGGCCTGCAGCGACTAGTGCAGCAAGTACAGTTGTATCAAGTCGTGTTAAATAGGCGTTCTGGAGTTGCTGGGTCAATTCCGCATAAAAATTTGGATCAGACCTTTCCAGCAATTCAACGCTCAGCGTATTCATTCCGGAATACTTAGACACTGTGCCTGTAAGATACGCGGTTTCCATACCGACATTTGCTACTGCTCCTGCTTCGGCTTCAACAGTAACGCTAGGGGCTACTCCTGTACCGCCGCCGGCCGATGTAACCAATGAAGGCACATTTATAGTCATGCCAGAGGCTGGCAAAACTCCTTGTGAACAAGCATCAATGGCAGGTGTGCCAAAGCGTGTGTTAGTTGGAAATTCTGAAAGGTACTGGGTTGGATTAAATGCCGGGTTGGTAGCAAAACTATCATCGGCTGCAGTTACATAAAGTTTGGAGTCCTCGTTGCCAAGTGCTGCTTTAATTTTATGCTCTGTATATGCACCCATTGATGTAATAGGTGTGCGTACGGTCTGGCTGTTTAGTACTGAAGGTCGGATGATTTTGCGGGCTGCTTCTACTGTTGGTGCAGCCACTTCCTCGGTCTGATCCTCGTTTGGAGTTTCGGGGGCTGTAGACACAGCGGCCTCGCTTTCTGTTTCTGTTGGTTGGGTTTCGATCTTTGCTGTTTCGCTTTCGCTTGCAGCAATTCTTTGCACGGCTGCTGACGAAAATGCCGCGGACTCAACCAGCGACACCTCGCGCAAAGTAGCAGCCGTCACCAGGAGATAATCGTCTTTTGGCTCTGATGCAGATACTTCTACACCAACGGATAGGCCATCCATCAACTGCTCCTGGGCTAGCAAAATTGCATCTGAACCGGCGGTGCTGCGACTCACTGAAAAACTTGCATACATGCCGTCTTTTTTTGACTCAACACTACGCATGCGCCCTACAACTTTTGAGTTGTCGTGCGACATTAGCAATTTAACTTTATCAACATTAGGGATGTTTATGCTGCCTTCTTGAAAGACAACTTTACCTGCGCTGGTATAGCCAACTTCACCATACGGTGCAATTTTGCCAGCAATCATGCGGCTTTCGCCATCGCTTGCAGTAATAGATGCGCTAAATGTTAAAAGCATCTTTATCTCCTATTCCATACGGACTCATGTTTTCCATTTCGCGTGCAGTTTCAACATCAATTAAATCAAGCGTTAGCATTTTTTC